GGAGGAGCAAATTTTAAAAAATTATACAATGGATCAGACTCATCGGCTAGAAACAAGAACGGTCAAACTAAAACGGGCTTATACAAACTTTTTATTCCTATGGAATGGAATTATGAGGGTTTTATTGATGAGTATGGTTTTCCTGTATTTGACACTCCCAAAAAGGAAACGATCGGCCCGCAAGGGGATATAATAGAAGAAGGTGTTATACAACATTGGGAAAACGAAGTTGAAGGATTGAAAGACGATCCAGATGCTTTAAATGAATACTACAGACAATTCCCAAGAACAGAACAACATGCTTTTAGAGATGAAGCAAAGCAATCGTTATTTAATTTAACAAAGATCTATCAACAGATAGATTATAATGACGAATTAAAAAACAATACGATGGTTACCAGAGGTAACTTTCAATGGGAGAACGGAATTAAAGACACAAAAGTAATGTTTTATCCTAACAAAGACGGTAGGTTTTATATAACCTGGGTTCCGGATCAAAACATACAAAACAACATAATAATAAAGAATGGAAACAAATATCCTGGAAATGAACACATGGGAGCATTTGGTTGTGACAGCTATGATATTAGCGGTGTTGTTGGTGGCGGGGGTTCTAATGGTGCGCTACACGGATTAACAAAGTTCTCAATGGAGGATGTACCTCCTAACCATTTCTTTTTAGAATATATAGCTAGGCCATCAACAGCTGAAATGTTTTTTGAAGACGTATTAATGGCTTGCGTGTTTTATGGTATGCCAATACTTTGTGAAAACAACAAACCTAGATTGCTTTATTATTTAAAGCGAAGAGGATACAGAGGATTTAGTATTAATAGACCAGATAAAACTTATAACAAATTATCTTTATCAGAACGGGAGGTTGGTGGAATACCAAATTCAAGTGAGGATATAAAACAGGCACATGCTTCCGCTATTGAAACTTATATAGAGGATTTCGTAGGCATAACTAAAGAAGGATACGGGGACGTTTATCTGCAAAGAACATTAGAAGATTGGGCTAAGTTTGATATAAACAATCGAACAAAACATGATGCTTCGATAAGTTCAGGACTAGCTTTAATGGCTTGCAATAAACATAGATACAGTCCTAAAGGAGCTATAACAGTTAAAAAGATTAACTTAGGTTTTAAAAAATACAATAACGAGGGAACTACTTCAAAAATAATGTAATAAATGAATGTAAGTACAAACACTAATAGTCCATTTCCAGATCAGGTAGTAAGCGATGCTGAAAAAGCTACGCTAGAATACGGGCTTCAAGTCAGTAGAGCTATTGAACAAGAATGGTTTAATTACGGCGGTAGTGGTTCTAATAGATATGCTTCTAATTGGAATAATTTTCACAACCTAAGATTATATGCCAGAGGAGAACAAAGCGTGCAAAAATATAAAGACGAGTTAGCTATTAATGGAGATTTATCCTATCTTAACTTAGATTGGAAGCCTGTACCAATACTTTCAAAGTTTTCAAATATAGTTGCAAACGGTATTACTCAAAAGCAATATGATATTACATCTTATTCACAAGATCCAGAATCTTTAAAGAAAAGAACAGAATATGCAGATAATGTAAAATTTGACGCAAACACTATAAAGCAAAGAAAAATAGCTGGATCATTATCAGGCATGAGTTTTGCTAGATCTCCCGTGCCGACAGAAGAACTTCCAGGTAACGCAGAAGAAATGGATCTGCACATGCAATTAAAGTATAAGCCTGCAATTGAAATTGCTGAAGAAGAAGCTATAAACACTGTACTTGCTACTAATGAATTTAACTTAACTAAAGCAAGAGTTAATCAGGACTTGGTTAACATAGGAATAGGTATAACTAAAACATCGTTTAACCCCGCAGAAGGGATAGTTGTTAAGTATGTTGATCCAGCATATTGCGTTTGGTCTTACACAGAAGACCCTAACTTTGACGACATATATTATGTAGGCGAAGTTAAATCTATAACTATACCAGAACTTAAAAAAGAATTTCCTCACATTTCCGATGAGGAATTAGAAAGAATTCAAAAATCACCAGGTAACCGTAGACTTATACGAGGTTTTGAAAACTACGATTACAATACTGTTCAGGTAATGTATTTTGAATACAAAACTTATACAGATCAAGTATTTAAAATAAAGAAAACCGATAATGGATTAGAAAAAGCTATTGAAAAAACTGATGCTTTTAATCCCCCTGCTAATGATAACTTTGATAGAGTATCAAGATCAATTGAAGTTTTATATGAAGGTGCTAAGGTTGTAGGCTCAGATATGATGCTTAAGTGGGAAATGTCTGAAAATATGACAAGACCAATGGCAGATACAACCCGTGTTGAAATGAGTTATTCAATAGCTGCGCCTAGAATGTACAAAGGAGTTATACAGTCACTTATAAGTAAGTGTATAGGTTTTGCCGATGTAATACAGCTAACGCATTTAAAAATACAGCAAGTACTCTCTAGGATGGTTCCTGACGGTATATTTTTAGATATGGATGGTTTAGCGGAAGTAGATTTAGGTAATGGAACAAATTACAATCCAGCAGAAGCATTGAATATGTATTTCCAAACAGGTTCTGTTGTAGGTAGATCATTAACTCAAGAGGGAGATATGAATAGAGGTAAAGTGCCTATTCAAGAATTATCTTCGTCAAGTGGTATTGGAAAAATACAGGCGCTTATAACTGCGTACAACTATAACATGCAAATGATTAGAGATGTAACCGGTTTAAATGAAGCTCGTGACGGCGGAATGCCTGATGCAAATGCTTTAGTTGGTTTACAAAAAATGGCAGCTAATGCATCTAACACTGCTACAAAGCATATTCAAGACGCTAGTATTTATTTAGCGTTAAGTACGTGTGAGAACATATCATTAAAAATTGCGGATGTTTTAAATTTCCCCTTAACTAAAAATTCTTTAATGAATAGTATATCTACATTTAATGTAGAAACCCTTAAAGAAATTGAAAAGCTTAACCTGCATGATTTTGGTATATTTTTAGAAATGGAACCAGATGATGAAGAAAGAGCGGAGTTGCAAAAAAATATTCAGATTTCTTTACAAACAAAAGAAATTGATATTGAAGATGTGATAGACATTAATCAAGTAAAAAACTTAAAGTTAGCTAATCAGATGCTTAAATTAAAGCGTACTGAAAAAGCTAAAAAAGTTCAAGAAGCGCAACAAGCTAATATACAAGCTCAAGCCCAAGCAAATGCTCAGTTAGCAGAAAAAGCGGCTATGGCTGAAGTGCAGAAGCAACAAGCATTAACTGCTGAAAAAGTGGCTATAGAGCAAGCTAAAGCAGGATTTGAAATGCAAAGAATGCAAGCAGAGGCTCAAATTAAAAAAGAGTTAATGGCTACTGAATTTCAATACAACATACAATTAGCGCAAGCTAATGTAGCCGCTACTCAACAAAAAGAAAAAGAAATAGAAGATCGTAAGGATAAAAGAATAGAAAAAGAAGGAACGCAACAAAGCGAAATGATACAGCAAAGACAAACAGAAGGAATGCCTAAAAACTTTGAATCATCGGGTAACGATGTACTGGGTGGATTTGGTGATCTTTCTTCGTTTGGTCCTTCATAAAAAAGTATTTAATAATTATATAATATCATATCATGAACGAACAAAATGTAAAAACGGAGGGGTCTTTTAAGATTAAGACCAAACCAAAATTAACTGACGAACAATTTGCGGCAAAAAATAAAGAGCCTCTTATAGACGTTCCAAGCAATGTAACTAGAGTAGTAATCCCTAAAGAAGAAAAAGATGCCGTTCAAGAGTCAAGCGCAGAGAAGGTGGATGTGGATGAATCTACCGAAGATGGCCCGACGATGGTCGAGGGAACATCCGAATCAGTCATTAAAGAGGTTACCGAAGAAAGTAAAGAAAAAGAAAAAGAAGTAGTTGCGCAATTACCTCAGCCTGACTTACCTGAAAATATTGGTAAGCTAGTTGACTTTATGAAAGAGACAGGCGGAACAATGCAAGACTATATAAGACTAAGCACTAATTACGACGATGTAGATCGTGACGTGTTAGTAAAAGAATATTATAAAAACACTAAATCTCATTTAAGTGCAGAAGAAATTGACTTTATGATTGAAGACAATTTTGCGTTTGATGAAGATATAGATGAGGAGCGAGACATCCGCAGAAAAAAACTCGCATATAAAGAAGAGGTTGCAAAAGCTCGCACGTTTTTAGAAGATACAAAAGCAAAGTATTATGATGACATCAAGTTGAAGTCGCCATCTTTGCCGGAAGATCAACAAAAAGCAGCGGACTTTTTTAATCGTTATAAAGAGGATCAGGACAGAAACGCAGCTAACCACGAAAAGTTTAAAGCCAACACTAATGAATTACTTAATGAAAATTTCGAAGGTTTCGATTTTACGCTAGGTGATAAAAAATTTAGATATGGTGTACAAAATCCTTCGCAGGTAGCAGAAAAACAATCGGACATTAGTAATTTTTTAGGGAAGTTCCTTGGAGAAGATGGTACGGTCACAGATACGGAAGGGTATCACAAAGCATTGTATGCAGGTGCAAACGCAGATAAAATGGCGAATCACTTTTACGAACAAGGCAAAGCAGATGCTATTAGAGATGTTGTAAACAAATCTAATAA